GGACTCGCCCTTGGTCTGCAGGTTGGTGGCCGGGATGCCGAACTTCACCTTGTACAGCCAGAAATAGCGGTACTTGCCGTCGGGCTTCATCGCCCGAAAGCCAATGGCCGCAGGCGTGCCTGAGTTCTCGCTGGCCGAGATGAGCACGCCGTTATCGTCAGCCACAGCGCCGGTTAGGTCGCTTGCCGCTTCGATGCCGATATCGTCCACGCCCAGGGAGAGGGTGCCGGACTTAAAGTCCTTTATCACCTCCGCCGCGCCGTCGTCGGCATAGAGCACAGCCTCTGCCAGTTCAATGGACAGCTCAGCTGTCATCGCCTTGGCCAGCGGTGCCGGAACGCCATAGGTTTCCTCCCCGTCCGAGCCCTCGGCGATCTTCGCGTAATACAGTCTGTCAAGACCAATCGTTGCCATGGTCAATCCTCCAATTCATAATAGTGCGCCACATCAATGGCGTAATTGTGGTAGCCGGTGTCGTCTTCGTGGCCGATGTACCGCCGGTCTGTGATCGTGAGCTCCGCCCCGAGCAGGGCAGCGATGATTTGATTCTTTCTGTTGATGTAATTGCCTTTTGAAAACAGGGATATCCGCACCTCTGCCACATCAAGGAGAGGTGCGTTATCCCCGAACAAAGGGAACTCATCCGCCATGGGTGTCAGCACAAGGTACTCATTGGGCGGGACGCCTGAGAACATGCCCGTCTCCACCGGCAGGATGGGAGAGAGCAATGCAGTCAGTTCCTGCAGGATGCTCATAGGCCCTCCACCTCCTGCTCAAACCTCGCCTTCATTGCTTCAATCGCGGGCTTCCTTGACTGCGTTCGAGCGGGCTTCAGAAAGGGCCTTGCCGGCTGCCCGTGCTTCCCGTACTCCAGGATGTTGGCAATCTTGGCGTTGCTGCCGCCATCGCTCCTGGGTTCGGCAAAACCGACCTTGATGTCCCAACCAGAGCCATCCCGTTTTTGTTTTGCGGGCGATAAGCCAAGTGAACGCTGAAGCTCACCTGTGGCGCGGCTTTTCTCTTTAGTCCCGCGCCCGACGGCAGAAGAGAGATTGCCCTTGACCTTCGCCAGCGCGATTGCACCGCCCGCTTCCAACACTTTGGGGATGATATCGTCTGTTTTATCGCCCAGGCGGGATAGCTTCAGGAGGAATTCCTCCGGCATCTTGGTTTCGGCCCTGGCCATCACGCCACACTCCCTTCGATTCGTTCACATAGGCATTCGATGTACATGCCGCGCCCGCGCACGTCCTCAGCACTCAGGATGTTGTACCTGCCATCCGCGTCAGCGATACGGAGCGTAGTGTCGATGCTTACGCGGGGGATCACCCGGAAGCGGAAGAGGACAGTCGCCTCGCTGAATGCTGTCCTATTCGCCCAGCGCTCAGAGCCATGCTTGTTTTCCTTGTAGGCACGGATGCTGGCCAGCACCACATCCCCTGTGGTCACGAAACCCTCGCTGTCTTTGATGGGCTGGGTAGAGATGATGTCGATGAAGCAGTTTATTTTCCCATAGCTCATGCTTACACCTTCCAATCCCGGTCAAGCCGCAGCAGCAGGTTTACCGTGTTCCAGACCTGCTGCCCGGCTTGTACATTGTCGGCGAAAAAGCCGCCCGTGCTGCCGTCCCGGCTTTCATAGAAATGGGACGACAGCATGATCACGGCTTGCTCGGTTGTGGGGGGCATGTCATGCTCAGCGTAGTACCCAGCGTGCAGATGCTGGTAGCCTTCTGCATAGCCCGTGGCGGCAGCGATGAGTCGGATGAGCAGGGCATCGTCCTCATCATGCTGGAGAATGAGGTGCGTCTTGACTTTTTGAAGCAGTTCTCCGTCCGTCATCCCGCCCACCTCCTCGTGCTCAGTTTTGTGAATTGTCTTGCATTAGGCCCGCTGCCTTCAGCTTGAAGAGCAGAGCATTGAAGTCCGTTACCAGACCGGTTACTGTTGTAGCTTCGCTATCCGCCTGAGTTTCAGCAGCAGGAAGCCCCGTTACCGAGGCTCCCTGTTTTATCTCAAGTGTACCGCCGATAACGGTTTTCTCACCGCCCTGTTCGGTGTAGTTCTTGGCGTTATAGTCACTCATGGTTCATCCCTCCTTAAGCGTGCTGCCTGAGCAGCTTGATACCTTCGGGCAGTACAGTCTTTCCGTCCACACGCTGGAAGGCATAGAATCCGGTCTGCAGGTTGGCGATGTGCAGCTCATCCGCACGACGCACGGTTCTGCCGCTACGGTCAGCAATCCAGTAGTTCTGGAAGTCACCGAAAGCGACGGTGTATGCGTTTGCCGCAATGGTTGGAGCATACTGCGAAACATACACCGGGAAGCCGAGCAGACGGTCGGGCTGATCTGCCTGCAGCGACGGCTGCCACATATAGGCACCGTTGCCATCCTTCAGCTTGCGGATACCCGCGAGGGTAGCGCTGTTCAAAACAAATTTAGCGCTCCTTTTATAGCCATCCTTGAGGGAATAGGTCAGCTCGATGAGTTCGTCCGCTGTGATTGACCCGGCAGCCGTCGTTGTCACACCGACATCGCCGCCGTTCGCGGTGAAGATGCCCGTAGGCTGGGTGCTGCCGGTGCCGATACAGAAGGCCTGCTCCTCCTTCGCCGCAAAAGCGCGGGCGAAGTTGTCAACGAGGTAGGCTTCAAGGTCGAACATGGAATCCTGCAACAGTTCCTCCGAAACAAGCGCCGCTGCACGGAGGGTGTATGCGTCGAGAGAAAGCTGGTTGAAGGTGGGGGTACTGGGTGTAAAGGCGCCGCTTTCCGCCACCCAGTCGGCGGACACATCGGTGAGTGCGATGTTAATCCTGTGCGGGGCGGCGGTGGTGATGACCTTTGCCAGAGAACGAATCACGTTCTCACGTTCAAGCGCCCGGACAAGATTTCTGTCAAACTCAATGGGAACAAGATAGCCGCCGGTGGAAAGAGTGCCTTCCTCCATGACATTGTGAACGGGACGCTTGCCGCGCACGACGTTTACAAAGTCCTCACGGTATTCGGCGGTCGCCCTGAAGTGTACAGGCTTCCCGTCCTGTGCGGCGGGTTTTGCCGTGATGGGTGAACTGGTCGGCTGCGCCATCGCGGTGTCTCTTGCCACGCGGTCTTCCTCAAGTGCAATCTGACGCGCCATTGAGTCCACATCCGAAAGCATCTTGTCATAGGTTGCGTTGTCTTCGGGAGATAGGATGCCATCCTTGGCGCGAGTGTCTAGGAACGCTTTCGCCGCGTCCCATGCCTTTGCGCGTTTTTCACGCATTTCAAGTACCTTTTTCATAGTAAAATACCTCCGTTAAATGTATTTACGGGCCTGCAGTTTCTGCATAGCCGCTTCGATTGAAACGCCGGTCGGCGCTTCCTGCTTCTTTTGCTCCGGCTTCGGAGCGGATTTCGAGATGAGCTTGTTCATAAGCGAATTGGTAACCGCCCTGCGGCTGAACGCAAAGACCACATCGTCGGTATGAGCGCGCTTAGTGTCTTCTAAGATGCCGTCCACAAAGCCCAGCTCGATAGCTTTGTTCGCGTTCATCCAGGTTTCGCCATCCATGAGATGGGAAATTTTTGCTCTCGACTGCCCGGTCTTGATTTCATAGGCATTGATGATGCTTTCCTTGACCTCATCCAGCATGGCAATGGCCTTCTGCATTTCCTCGGTATCGCCGATAGCGATTGACATCGGATTGTGAATCATAAGCAGCGCCGTGGGAGCCATAAGCACCTCGGTGCCCGCCATTGCGATGACCGAAGCGGCACTCGCCGCCAGACCATCGATTTTTACGGTGACATTGCCTGTATAGTCCATGAGCATGGTGTAAATTTGTGATGCCGCCACGCAGTCCCCGCCGGGCGAATTGATCCAAACGACGATATCCCCGCTGCCGGAAAACAACTCATCCTTGAACATTCGGGGTGTGATTTCATCTCCCCACCAGCTCTCGTCCGCAATGGTACCGTCAAGGCAAAGGGTGCGGACACCCGATTCCTCATCATTGTCCCAGTTCCAGAAATGCGTTTTATCACGCGCCTTGACGGGGACTTTGCCTGGGCTTTGCGCCCGATTTGTTTTGTCCATCTGAAGGTTCCTCCATTTCTGTTGTAGTTGTATTTGCGAACGCGCCTGCGTCCTGCAATTTGGTCATCGCGCCGTTGATAAGGTAAAGGTCGCCGCCGAGCTCCTCCGGTATCCGGTCGAGGTTTTCAAGCTGCCTGATATCATTGGCGCTCATCCAGCCGTTTTGTCTTGCCGTAGCGTAGCCCGTCATGCGGCTCTGATAGTCGCCGCGAAGCAGTCCGTCCACATTAAACTTGGTGAACACATTGCGCTTTTCGCTTTCGAGTAGGAGCGATTTGTTCATCGCCTGTTCCCAGCGGATAACCCACGGGTCGAGCGTGTATTTCACAAACTCAAGCGACTGCTGCTCTATGTTGGAAAACGATGATTTCTCCAAATCGGCCAGCATATGCGGCGGTACTCGGAAGATACGGGCGATTTCATTTATCTGAAATTTCCGTGTCTCCAAAAATTGCGCCTGCTCGGGTGAGATAGCGATAGGAGTGTACTTCAGCCCTTCCTCCAGCACGGCAATTTTGTTACTGTTGGCGCTGCCGCCAAAGGTGGACTGCCAGCTTTCTCTGATGCGCTCCGGGTCTTTTAATGTGCCTGGGTGTTCGAGAACACCGCTTGGCGCCGCACCGTTGGCGAAGAATTTCGCACCGTATTCCTCGGCGGCCATGGCGAGTCCCACGGCATTTTTCGCCATTGCAATGGGCGAATAGCCAACAAGCCCGTCAAAGCCTAAACCGAGAATGTGTAGCACTTCGCTTGGCGCGAGGATAACATCGCTCGGCTTGTTCTTGCTGACCTCCGGTGCATCGTCGCTGCTTTTTCGGTAACGGTAATACAGCCGTCCCTGCGAATCCCGATCCACGGTCATCCGATTAGGCATGAGAGGATACAGTGCCACGACGTCACCACGGGCATTTCGGATAATCTGTGCGTAGGCGTTGCCCGTCAGCAGCAGATGGTTCATCATGGTTTCCCGGAACACAAACGATGTCATCTCCGGGTTCGGTTCGTCGTGCAGCACTCGCCACAGCGGATGGTCAAGATATTTGTCCTTGCTGCCGTCGTCTCCGTATTTATATACAAACAGCGGCAGGCCTGCGATTGCTTCGGACAATATGCGAACGCAGGAGTAAACCGCAGTCATCTGCATGGCTGTTTTTTCATTGACAACCTTGCCGGAGGACGAGCCGCCCCATAGAAAGCTGGTGCCGCCGCCTAAGTTTTTTGGCTTGTCGCGGGCTTTGAATATTCCTTTAAAGATGTTCATAAGCAGTTACCTCCAATTAAAAAACGAGCAGTCCACGTGTGTTGTACACGCTTTCGCCCGTATCGTTGCCGCACCGAATCGCCCGGTCAAGCGCCATAATTGTTGCTACTGCGCCGTCGATTTTCTCGGTACTTTTCTCTTTATCTGCTTTGATATTGCCGGCAGGGTCGGTTCGGATGAAGATGTTGTCCATCATCCAGCGCAACACCGGGTGGCCACCGTGGGCGATTTTCTCCTCCAGCGTAAGTTTCATCAGTTCTTTTGTCGGCGGGGACATATCCTTGAAACCTTGACCAAAGGGCACGACCGAGAAGCCGAGCGCCTCGAGATTCTGCGTCATTTGGACAGCTCCCCAGCGGTCGAAGGCAATTTCACGGATGTTGTATTTCTCGCCGAGAGTTTCGATGAACTGCTCGATATAGCCGTAATGCACCACATTGCCCTCGGTGGTTTGCAGAAAGCCCTGCTTTTTCCAGACATCGTAATTCACATGGTCTCTGCGCACACGCAGGTCGATAGTATCCTCCGGTATCCAGAAAAACGGCAGAACGCTGTATTTATCGTCCTCATCAATGGGCGGGAACACCAGCACAAACGCCGTGATGTCGGTGGAGGACGAAAGGTCAAGCCCTCCGTAGCAGACACGCCCTTCGAGCGACTTTTCATCCACGGGGAACGCGCAGGCATCCCATTTGTCCATCGGCATCCAGCGAATGGCTTGTTTAACCCATTGGTTCAGCCGGAGCTGCCGGAAGCTGTTCTCCTCGGCTGGGTTCTGCTTTGCCGACTCAAACGCTGCTTTGACTTTATCCATGCCCACCGTGATTCCGAGTGAGGGGTTTGCCTTTTTCCACACCTTGGGGTCTGTCCAGTCGTCCTCCTGCGCCGCGCCGTAAATCACCGGGTAGAAGGTGGGGTCGTTCTTTCTGCCGTCTATGATATCCAGCGCCTTTTGATGAACCTCCCAGCAGATGCTGTTTTGGTTATCCCCGGCGGTGGTAATCAGAAAATACAGCGGCTGCATTCTCGCATCGCCGCTACCCTTGGTCATAACATCAAAAAGCTTTCTGTTCGGTTGGGTGTGCAGTTCATCAAATACCACACCGTGGGTATTAAAACCGTGCTTGTTGCCGACGTCGGCGGACAGCACCTGATAGATGCTCCCGGTCGGCTGATAGATGAGCCGCTTAGTTGCGTCCAGTATTTTGACGCGCTTGGAGAGTGCCGGACACATTCGCACCATATCCGCCGCCACATTGAACACAATGGACGCTTGATTTCGGTCAGCGGCACAGCCGTAAACCTCGGCGCGTTCCTCGTTGTCCCCGCAGGTGAGGAGCAGTGCTACAGCAGCCGCAAGCTCGGACTTTCCCATCTTTTTCGGAATTTCCACATAGGCGGTGTTGAACTGGCGGTAGCCATTGGGCTTGAGGGTTCCGAATACGTCACGGATAATTTGTTCCTGCCAATCGATCAGCTCGAAGGGCTTGCCGGCCCAGGTGCCTTTGGTGTGGGCGAGGGCTTCTACAAAAGCCACGGCATAGTCGGCGGAGGCCTTGTCATAAACCGAATCCGTGGCTTTAAATCGTGTCTGTTTATATTTCTTTAGCTTTCTGATATCCACCGCCTCCTTCCGGGCATAAAAATAGACCTGCATTAAGCAAGCCTTCAAAATCTATCTGTACGAGAGACAGCCCTTTGTCGGGGTGTCCTCGACTGTTTTTAATTTTAGGTTAGGGCTTTTCGGTCAGCTTGCCGTCCACCAGAATGTAGCGGTGTTCGCAGCCCTGCGGGTCCTTGGCGATAATCCGCAATTCTCCGTTTTCAAAGGCGTTGTAAGCCTTCACGAATGCGTATCCGTCCCCAAGCTGCTCGCTGATGAGTTTTCGGTAGTCCATGTCTATCTCCTTTCCTCCGTTTAGTGTGTTTTCCCTTTCGGTAGTCACATATTAACTCTAAAAGCACACTATATCCAGGCAATTATGCGATAAATCCGGGTATATACTACACGAAGTTTAAGGCTGTTATTACAGCAAAAGTTGTATAATTTACAGCGTTATTCCTCGCCCGTGAGGATAAAACGAACGTATTTGTCCTTATGCTCCTCAAGGAAAATTACCAAATCGTAAAAATCCATATCGTAAGCGATGCGCTGGACGGCGCGAGTGTCAAACATATTGGTAAGCCCGGTATCCCTGATGGCGAGAATCTGTTTTTTTACTTTATCTTCCATCATCAGCATCCTCCAGATTTCGACATAAATCCTCACCATAGACCACTTGAAGTGAGCTGCCGTTGTCCCACGCAACACCCAAGCTGCCGATGTCATCGACATAGCGCACAGTGCCTTTTGTGCCGATTGGCGGCGCTTGAGGGTCGTCCATGCGAAGAAGCTCTACACGGCAGCCGACCGGGTACTGTTTGCGGATACGCTCTACAGTTTCTCTTGAAGGAAAATTATTATTCATAGTAGGTTACCTCGCTTTTCGGAGTTTTGAATGCCGAGCTGCCTGTCAGATTGCGGAGCAGGATTTTCCGCGCTGCTTTGTATTCGTCACCGATGAAGCCCAGCCGCAGGAGAAAGCAGCGAAAAGCGTATTTGTCGTTGTCGGTGTCCTTTTCCTTTGCAGTGACGCGCTTTTGCGTTTTCGCCACGCCGATGAGCTTGCCTGTGAAGTGAGCGTAGGCGCTAATTTCTTCCGGCTGGGGGAAGCCCTTGAACCATGGGAAGCTGACCGTTTCATCGTCGACCTCAATCGGCAGGGCATCCGCATCCAGTGCCTTTTTGATAAGCGCCTCTTTGCTGGCAATCAGCAACCGCAGGTTTTCAAGTGCCGCGTCGCTGATGTCCTTGCGGGGGTAGGAGATGATGAGTGAATCGCCGACCTCCTCGATATCATCTTCTTCAGGGACGTCGCTTGCCTGCATCCCGTTTTCCCCTTGGAAGTCCTCTCGGAGGGTACATCCAAGCCCCAGTTCCTCGCGTCCGTCCATCTGCAAATCCTCGAAGGCGGGAATCGCACCCATCCCGCTAAGCCCGCTCTCGTAGGTGTCGGGTTCATCGTAGTGGCGGGTGCCGCCATCCGCATCAAAACCTGCTTGGTGGAGTGCGTCCTCCAAGTCGAGGTTGTCAGGACCCGTGAGATTTCCGGTCTTGTCGATGTGGTAGCCGCCCACCTCGTAGGCAAAAGTTGGTGCGCCGAGGTATTTGGTTGGGGCGTTCAGCGCCGTGCTGATTGTGCCGACCAGTGATTTTCGTTCGCTGCCTGTAACATTGTATTTGAGTTCCATTTTTCAAACCGCCTTTCATTTTTTCGGTACTACATTAATCACTCTAAACTGCTTATATAGCAAGTCATTTCAAGCGATTTATGTAGAGAGTATCGTACCGATTATTCGGCGGTTTCTTGTGTAGATAACACAATGCCGGACAGCACAAAACACACGCATGGGAGTGCCACACCGTTGCCCCACATCTTATATTCGGCGGCGTCGGAATGCGGATTTTGCAACCATTTTATATTCTGCTTTCGACTCTTGGGCTTTTTACTCACACCGTTAATTTTACGGTGGGTTTCCCAGACTTCCGTCCAGAAAGCTATATCATCCTCAGTCGGATTTTCAATACCGAGGGCGGAACACCAGTAATCAGGAAAGCCTTGCAAGCGGGCGCATTCGGTAGGCGTAAGCCTTCGGACGATGTAATCCGGCTGGGGAGAGAAGGAAGCGGGCTGAGCCACAGCGCCGGGGCCTTTTGCCGTAAGTGTGGGTTGCTGTTCTTCCTCAATAGCCGGTTTATACAGGGCGTTTTGCCCCTGATTAAAGGCCGCCCGGTCGATGCCGTAAGAAGGTTGTGAAACGATTGGCGCATCCTTATAATCCCTTGATAGCAACGTCGGTGATTTTTCTTCTTCAACAAGCGTAAAGCCTCCGGTGGTCATGGCATAAG